GCAACACCAAGTCTTAGAAGCTTACGAGAACAAGTGGATGCAGTATCTAAATCTAACAGAAGATGGCTTAAAGGACTTGATGGAAGAAAAATCATCATCAGACACCCCCACGCAGCCCTAAATAGTTTGCTTCAAGGAGCAGGAGCAACAGTCATGAAGGTTGCGTTGACAAAGCTAGATGAATATGTTATAAATAAACGAATCAAAGCTTATCCTGTAGTTAATGTACATGATGAGTTTCAATACGAAGTTGAACAAGAAAGGGCAGATGAGTTTGGTAGATTAGCAGTACAATCAATTATAGATGCTGGTAATAAATTAAATCTTAGATGTAAATTAGATGGAGAATACAAAATTGGAAACAACTGGTCAGAAACACATTAGTACAGTAGCTGATGATATTAAAAAGCTTATAGCTGATATATCAAATGGTAAACCTGCACCCATAACAGAAGAGAATATGAATGACTTTCTTAACAATGTTAAGGAAGCTATGATAGCATGGAATACACCACCTAAAAAAGAAAAGTATGATGGTACTTTAAGAATGAGTATCTTAGGTAAACCTGCTAGACAATTATGGTATGATAAATTTTCACCTAAAGAAACAAAAGAATATGATGCTAGTAATAATTTAAAATTTTTATATGGACATATTATTGAACATTTACTTTTATATTTAACAGAATTATCTGGACACAAAGTAGAAGACAGACAAAAGAAAGTTAAAGTAGATGGTGTCAATGGACATATGGATGCTAAAGTAGATGGTGAAGTATGTGATGTAAAGTCTGCATCATCATTTAGTTTTAAAAAATTTAAGAATGGTGAACTATTAAATGATGACCCATTTGGGTATCATGCCCAGTTATCAGGATATGAAGAAGCTGAAGGAACTAATCAAGGTGGTTTTCTTGTTGCTGATAAATCCAATGGTGATATATGTTTTTATAAACCAGAAGACTTAGCTAAACCTGATACAAGAAGTTTAATAAAAGATTTAAATACTAAACTTGCTAGTGATACACCACCTGAAAGATGTTATGAATTAAAGACAGAGAAGAATGGTAATAAAATTTTACCAGTTGGTTGTCAATTTTGTATACATAAGTTTGAATGTTATTCAGATGTAAATAAAGGTAAAGGTTTAAGAGTATTTAAATATTCTAATAAGAATGTATTTATGGCAGATGTAGTTAAAGAACCTAATGTAGAAGATATAACAAAAGAATTTCAGGATGGAATTAAAACACAAACACTTGCTAGTTAGAGCAGAAGTATTAGACCCTCCTAAAGATTTAAAAATGATGAGGAAGTGGACTAAAGGTTTGATAAAAGATATTGATATGAAAATACTTGCTGGTCCTTATGCAAAGTATTGTGATGTAAAAGGTAATAGAGGATTAACTTGTGTGACTATAATAGAAACATCCCATATAACTTTACACTCATGGGATGAAAATAATCCTGCGTTAGTACAGCTTGATGTTTATAGTTGTAAAGAATTAGATGAAACAGTTGTGTTTGATTATGTTTATAAGTTTCAACCAGTTAGAATGTCATATAGATATTTTGATAGAGAAAATAATTTTAAATTAATAAAGTTAAAAAAATGAAAGTAAAAGAAAAAGATTACGAAGTTGTTTATGATTGTATTGTATCAGACCAAGTACCACCTGAAATGATTGCAAAATATTTTGAAGATGAAAAGTTTTTAGATTATTGGAGAGAAAGAAATGAATACAAAAGAGATGAGTAAAATAAGAAACAAAGCTAAAGCTATTCTTGTTGAATGGTTAAAGACTTTGTTAAATGAAGAGGAACAAAAGAAAGTTAATGTAAAGAATGTATTAACATTACTTCCTAATCAGACTCATTACTTTAGTGGAGAGACATTTAAATTACAACCTTGGTCTTACAAATGGGTAGTAAAGAAATTAAAACGCAACCCAGAGTTGACAATAGATGATTTAAATGCTATGTTGCAACCAAGTGAAAAAGATTTAAGAAGAAAAGAAATGATAGAAAAAGGACCACTATAATGACACATAAAGATATGTTTAAAGGTACTACATACGACTCATTAAATAAACAGGTAGATGGGAATCATTACTCAAAGATGAAGATTCAACCTGCTGAATTTATTAATGAAAATAATTTATTGTTTGCAGAGGGTAATGCTATAAAATATATCTGTAGACATAAATCAAAAGGCAAACAAAAAGATATTGAAAAAGCTATTCACTATCTTGAAATGATACTTGAAAGGGATTACTCATGAGTTTATCTGAAGCACAAATACAACAGTTAGAGAAAAGAGCAAAAGGTTTTCGCAGACTTATTGCTGCATTAAATGATTTGAATATGTATGGTATACATCAACAAATAGATAAAATATTATTTGTTAAAGTTGATGAATTAAAAGACCATTTAAAATTAAAAATAAAAAGAAACAATGATAAGTTAAATGAATTTTATACAGAGAGTGTTGATAGTTTAGTTGATGATGATTATCAAACTGGAGAGATAGGATATAAACCTGAACCTGTAAAAAAAGAAGAACCTATTGGTGAATCATTTACAAGTAAAAGTTATGATAAAAGAACTTATAAACATTTAAAAGACCATGGAACAGATGTAAGTTTTGAAAATGAAAAACAACAAACAGTAAACAATAATCACAATCAGGATATATAATGAATAATGTATTAGGTTTAGATGGTAAACCAAAACAACCTACAGGTCCAGTTTATCATATGCGTTTATGTTTAGTAGGTTCTGATGATATAGATATTAAAAATGTACAAACATTTGGTATAGCTGAAGATGGATTCTTTATGGTAAAGAGTTATGATAATACAAAGCTTCCAATATTTATGACTAATCCTGCTAGAGTACAAACAGTAGAAGTTTATAAAGAAGGTGATAAACCAATGACAAAAAAAAGGGGAGCAAAATCTGATGACGACTTCCTTCTAGATTTATTAAAGAAAAAGAATGAAGCAGAATCCAAAACTAAAATCTAAGAAAAGAGTTAAAAGAAAAGAAGCTGAAATAATGGGCTTCAAACTTATCATTAATAATCAAGGACAATTTATTACAGAAATAAAAAACTATCCAATGGATAAAATTAATTTACATTTTCATAAAAATAATGCTGGTGTTATTACAGCAATGTTAAGAGAATGTAAAACTAATTTTACAGATTTGTCAGAGGAATTAGAAAAAATTGCTAGAGATGTATTTTATAGTTAGATTGCAGTTGCTTTAGCTGGTACAGGAGTGCATCCAAATTTAATATAAATGTTATATTCATTTACATCTTCTCTACCTAACTCTATAATTTTTTCTGAAGATTTTTTATAACCTGCTATCATACAATCATAAGCATCATTGTATCTTGTTTCAAATGAAAAAGGTGGTAGACAAGATGATTGACCTTCAATTACAGAACACATTATTACAGTTAAAATATATTTCATCAGTCTAATATCAAAGAAGTAATTTTCTTTTCTCCCATATAGACCTCTACATTTGCCTTAGATTGAATACATTTATATACTACTCTATCTTTACTACTCTTGTCTTTCATTGCATATCTTTTAGCTTTTAAACAACTTGATAATGAATCATGATATCTATGTTCAATAATCTTATGGTCTTGTAAAAGTAAAAGAGCAAATACCATTTCTATCATTAGTGTCCACTCCCATTTCTAATTAATTTTTCTACATCTTCTTGTAGTTTTAAAACTTGTTCTTTTAAAAAATCTATATTAATTTTATTATTTCTCATACCCTTTAGTTCTTCATCCATAGACTCAATTAATCCTGCCATGTGTTCCACAAGCATAAAAAGTTCTGCTTCTCCACTTGATTGACCTAATTCTCCTCTTGGATATTTTATTCTAAATTCTGAGTTTGCTTCTAAATCTTTAGACATTAGTTCTAAAGTTGTAGAATGTTTATTAAGTGTTTCTATAACTCCAAAGTATGCCCACACTCCAATAGCAACAGCAATAACTATACTTATGAGATTTCTCATAGGCATACTAATCGCAGTATTGTCTGAAATTTTCATTTCTTTTTCCTTTTACATTTACATCTAGGTGCAAATAATTTATCTATTAAAGAAGATAATATATCTAACTTCTCAAAACATTTATAAAAAAATTTATCTAACATAACCTGGTTCTAAGAATAGTGCCATCAATACAAATAGTATTATTAATATTCCTGTAAAATAATAATTCATAATGACACCTCATATATTACTTCTTACCATTTCTCCAAATTTGAGTTCCTTTTATACCATACACACTAGCCACGACAAGAATCCACAAATTAGTGAACCATTGGGGAAGCTGTGAAAAGTATTCAAAAAATAATTTTACCTTGTCCATAGCAGCAGGGTCTTCTGATACGACTGCCCAAGCTAACACAGCCACAGGAGCTGAAAGAACTAATAAAATAAATTCGTCTTTCCAGTCCGACTGTCTTGCTTCTAATAATTTACCCTGATATTCTGTTTCACCTCTAGCCATTCTAGCTGCGTGGTGATGTTGTGCATCAGCCATCATCATCTTAGTCTCTTGTCTTTTTTTAAAGATGTGAGTACCAGCTTGTAATGCAACTTTTGCTAAACTAAACCATGCCATTTTTTTCTAACCACTCCTTTACATTGAATGATGGACACTTCTTGACATCATCTACTTCATAGTGTCCTATAATTCTTTCTATATTATATTTATCTTTTAGTGTTTCTACTATTTGTTTTAATGTATCAAATTGTTCTGGAAGAAAGTTGTTTTCCCATCCACCATTACCATCTGAACCACCAATCATACATATACCTAATGATGTTCCATTAACTTGTCTAGCATGAGAACCTGTTCTATGTTCTTCTCTACCAACTTCTAATGTTCCATTTCTTTTAATAACATAATGATAACCAATATCATCCCAACCATTATCAACTGTGTGCCAATGTTTTATTTTAGCTGCATCTACATCCATATCTTTAGGTGTTGCCGAGCAATGTATAACGATTGTATCTGTTTTAGTTCTTGGTGTCATATGTTAAACCTAGGGAGCATTACACTCCCTAAGTCTTGGAGGTTATTTTATTTTTATTGTCTTTGCTTTTTTCTCTTCAGGTATTTCTTCATATAATTTTATATTTAAAATACCATCTTTGAAATCAGCCGAATCTACTTTGATGTATTCAGACAAAGTAAATTTTCTAACAACACTTCTTGATGCGATACCTTGATGTATTAAACTATCATTGTCTT